AATACTATATTGGGTTGACTGCTGTATGTTTCGCAGGTAATGTGCGTAAGACATTGACCCGTCGTATGCAAAAGCATATGCAACGGGCCTTAACCGAGCGTAAGAATTGGGGTTTGAGTTGTGCATTGCGTGAACGTGGTGCCGAGCGTTTTGTATTCGGTGTTATTGAAGTTGTTCGTGGCAAGCGTCCCGCGCATGAGCGTGAGACAGAGTTGATTAACACATTGCAACCAGCATTGAACACTTTTGGAGTAAAGGAATGAACACACCAATCGTACCTGATAATGTAATCAAGATGTGGAATGATCCTAGATTTCAAATTCTAGCAGAGGTTGATAAATTATTGACAGGTAGCAAGACATGGGCGGGTATGGAATACACTTATCATCCTATTCATCCTGATAAGTATAAACCTGTGGCAGAAAAGGTTCGGCAAGCATTAGATGAACTCAAAAAAGAATATGGAGTTGAAGAATGATGAAAGATTTTATGTATGAACAACAACGGGAATCTATTACCGAAGATTGGAGTGATGAGATATCGCAGCCTCTACTGTCAGAAAAATTAAATGTACCCCGAGTGTCATACAGGATCTATTACTCTAAAGACAATCTAACCCGTAGAATTTTTATCTTCCGTGGCAACTGTACACCAGCAGTGACTGAAATAATGCTAGGTTTAGGATTTACTTTTGCTAAAGACGGTGATACAGAAAACATCCCTGACCAACCTGTAGAAGTATGAAAAGTATGATTGACTATAAATTTATTGGTTGGAACAATAAGGACGGTTCAGACAAAGTTTGGGGTGCTATCTATATGGAAGACAGAACCAACCCCCGTCCTAAAGTATTAATCTTTTGGGGACGCCGTGGTCATAAACTACAAACTAAAATGGATCGTGAAGGATGGGACCTAGATAAATTGGTTACATCAAAAAAAGAAAAAGGGTATAAAACACTCATGGATTATGAACTGAAACAAGTTTATCCAGAATTTGAAACTGATTTAGAAAAGACCACAATGTGGGCATTGCTTAAACTATGAATGATACCCAATTCAATTGACTATACACCAAATACAGTGTACAATAACATATCTTAACTGGAGCTATAACATGAATCTTGAACAAGTAAACAATCTCTTTCAACATAAAATTACTGACGGTAGTGAATATCTTTGGCATTGCTATGGAAACAATGTTCGTAGTATCGACTACACTAGCACATACGCATGTGGATATGTAGTATTTGATACTGACACACAAACAGTGTATGAAGTGAGTGTTAGCCCAGTAGCCGGTTCTTGGGATGTTGAACCAAAGCCCTATCGTTATATTAATCCAGAACATCGTGAGGCATATGATGATGAAGCAAAAAGCCGAGGTATTGATCCTAATGAAGCATGGGATGATATCAAGTGGATTGATTTAGAAACAAAAGAAGATTTCATTGAAAAGGCAAATGCTATGTTTAAGGGTGAAAAGTTTGATACTCGCATTCAAGTGCCAATTGATTTAGACAATGACACTATGCTAAAATTAGCAATGGAAGCACATAAGCGGGATATTACATTGAATCAAATGGTTGAAGAAGTATTGCGTAATGTAATTGCTGAACATGAACTTAATATTGCTTAACATTTACAATTACATCAAAGATGACTATACAACAAACCCTTTTCGTTTTGTCGTTGAAGTTGCGGCTTGGATTATTAGTGTCGGGTGTTCGGTCACAATGGCGCTCACGGTACCATACCCACCCCTTCTCATTCTTTATCCTATATGGATCACTGGTTGCGCTATGTATGCTTGGGCTAGTTATACTCGCAAGTCGTTTGGTATGATTGCCAATTATATGTTGTTAGTGACTATTGATAGTGTTGGTCTTGTTCGTATGTTAATTAATTAAGGAAATATCATGGGTAAAAAGAAAATTGAATCTAAAATTGAACCAAGTAATCTTGAGCCGCATTGGGTCAAGACAGGTGATAACTCCTGGGTCGCAACATTACAGGAAGATCCAGAGACAGGTGATTTGATTCTTCCACTTCCAGATGATTTGATGAAATCGCAAGGATTTGAAATTGGTGATATCCTTAAATGGAAAGACAATAAAGACGGGTCATTTAGTATTAGAAAGAAAGCATCCGAGGAGAAGCAATGGGTGTTAGTTGAAGCGGTAAGTACATTCCGTACTCGTTACATGGTTGAAGTTCCGGTTGGTATTGATGACTATGGTAATGATAAGGCTAAATGGGCATTGGATACTGTAGTGACGGGCGAAGCAAAAGAGTTTAGTCAGGAACATCTTGGTGAACAGATTGTTAGCCATCGTGTAGTAAGTAAGAAGGAAGCATTTGCCTTGTGTGATGCAGACAATGATTACGCCGATGAGTGGGAAAAAGAACTAAAAATAAAAAACTTTTTTACTACATGGGAAGAACAAAATGGAAACGATTGAAGCACTAGCAACACCTTATCAACCAACAAAAGATTGGGGCGATAAGGAATGGGATAAGTTTACTAATTGGTTAACTGGAATGCTTAAAGTAAATGAAACTGTTACAGTTACCTTTACTAAGCAAGATGGTACTGAACGTGTAATGAATTGTACACTAAAACCAGAACTATTACCCGAAGCAAAACCATTACAAGAAGGTAAAACACCTCGCAAGGAATCAACTACTAGCATCCGAGTGTTTGATTTAGAGAAAAAAGAATGGCGCAGTTTCACTACAAAAAATGTCACTAGAGTGGAATTTAGTATTTGACAATAAATGGAGTATCTGCTATACTATGGGTTATGAAAAAGCAAATTCTCTCTTTCAAAATTGAACAGCCCAAACATCGGGCTCACCTAGTGTTGTTTCAAAACAACACTCCGTTCAAGCCAAAATCTGTACAATCCAAGGTGTTGTACAAACGCAAACCTAAGCATTCCAAACTGGAGTTTTGATATGAACGAATCACTTGTAGTTTTGGAAAAATTGTTACGGTCCCATGATTGGTATTTTGACTATAGTGATGACTATTCCGTTTGGAAGAAGGGCATGGCTGAACGGTCTGCTATCAATACGGAACAGAAAAGATTGATTGAGTCGGGGCTGACCACAATAGAAGAAGTCCAAGAATTGACACAAAAATACTCACCCAAAGGTTGACATTAAATGGTCTTGGGTGTATACTACACATATTAACTTAAAAAGGAAATTAAAATGTCTCTTAAACTTAAAGCACTATTACAGTTGGTTGGTCTCGTAGCATTTGCTGCAGGAGTCTCGTTGTCCATTGATTGGGTCTTTGCTACTTTCCCTCGTGAAACAATCGGCACCGCAATTGGTCTCGGGGCTATTGGTTTTATATTTTACTTGGGTTACAGTCTTTTGCTAACCCGTCTGGAATCTCTGGAAACTCTCAATAAAATTGAGCAAGACCTGAAAAAATAATTTGACATTAAATGAATTTGGGTTTATAATAGAGTCTTAATCAGTTAACTAAAGGAGTTTTTATGACTGACATTTCTGAAATCAACCGTGCTATTCTAGCAGGTAACTTTACTAATGACCAACTGACTAGCATCACCGATGCAATCCGTTTTGCTCGTGCCCAAATCGCACAGAAAAACAAGTACACCTTGACAGTGGGTACTAAAGTGAAATTCACTAACAGCCGCACTGGTATGGAAATCACAGGCGATGTGCAAAAAATCAATCGCAAATTTGTTATCGTTAAGACTGGTCCACTAAACACATGGCGTGTCCCGGCTAACATGTTGTCTGCCGCTTAAGGAGTAAATCATGGATAAAGTTTTTATTGTCATTGGTGCCGCAATCGTTGGTATTGCTAGTATTGTATTTCTTAGTTTCTTGCTAAGTTGGCCCGTAATGTGGCTCTGGAATAACGCACTAGTTGGGGCCATTGTCGGTGTCAACGAAGTGTCTTGGGTTCAGGCTTGGGGTATTTCTACATTGTCCGGTATCTTATTTAAAACTACTGTGAGTAATTCAAAATGAGCAAAATGGCTGAATTGGATTTGACTATCCGTGATATGCTGGACGAGGGTTATAACCCGGTCTCTATCTCTGTGCGACTGGGAATCCCCTTGCACTTTGTATATGACATTTTAGAATACGAACAGGGCCCTGAGGAATTGAGTCCCTACAATACGGTGAATAGTTAATGGCTGCAATATCATTTAGCACCTTCAAGGAATCATGCGAGGAACGTGATTACGAACCTCGCAGCCATGAAGAAAAATCGTTATACGTTTTTAGTAAAAACGGTATCAAGTGCGAGATTAAGAAAAACAATTATACAGTAGGTTGGGAAGCAAAGCCTGAATACATTGCTGAAATACGTAAGCACCTGATTGAGGCAGGGTTTACTGAGAAATTAGGTAAACGTGCCGAGAAGCGCAAGGACGAAAAAGATTACATGCATGTCCCCTTTGATGGTGACGTCCTTGAAAACTTTTGGATCATCGTTGCTATTATTGAATCAATTGAATCTATTGTTAAAAAGATCCGCGGACAAGCAATTAAGCCTATTCCGCGTGAAATAGGTGAGCGTAATATTTTTGAAAAAATTGCTAAACGATTCAAATTTTATTTGGATAGTGATGATTCATTTGCTTTAGACAAATGGAGAGATCAACTAGAAGGTGATAGTATTGACTATTTGATTACAGTCGGTGAAAGTGTAAAACGTACTAAAGAAAATACATATCGTGAACATATTGTTCCGTGTGTAATGATTTACAACCAAATTATAATAATGTTACAAGAAAAGCGTAGTGTTACCGAAGTAGCACAAATGATTAAGAATAATTTGGCTATTGTATTGATTACTAATCAGGAAGCTGATTTGCTAGACGGCGAACTGGACATGCAAACTAGCATGCCAGAGGGCTGGAATTTTGGGGATAGCGTGTTTGCTAGACTGGAAACTGCTGGAATTAAGCTAAAATAAAGGTTGACATTAAATGGTTTTGGGTATATAATAGAGTCTTAATCAGTTAATTACAGGAGTTCTCAAATGGCTTATATGTCTCAGGAAAAGAAAGCAAAAATCGCCCCTAAAATCAAGGCTATTCTTGCTAAGTATAAAATCAAGGGTTCGTTGTCTGTGCGTAATCACATGACCCTGTGCTTGACCCTGAAGTCGGGCGCTATTGACTTTATTGCTAATTCTAATAAAGTTTGCGGTAATGACTACTATCAAGTGGCTCGTGGTTTCACTCCCAACACTAACGGTTATGATGATGTTAACCCCTATCATTTCCAAAATCATTATGACGGTGTAGCCCTTGCTTTTATGAAGGAAGTGTTTATTGCTATGAATGATGGCAATCATGACCACTCTGATATTCAATCTGACTACTTTAACGTAGGCTGGTATGTTGACGTTAACGTAGGCAAGTGGGACAAGCCCTATATTGTTGAGGCTTAATATGGACATCACAATGAAAGTTATCCCTAGCGTAGGAGAGGCTGGCCTTGATACAGAGGCTTCTTCTGGCAACGGTCAGTACTATGTGCGTATCTATGATGGTTCATATGATGCATGTGGATTTGATACTATTGAAGAAGCAATTTCAGAATTGGAAGATATTGCAGGAGTAAAAGCATGAACATTGATCCTGAACAATTCCTATTTTTTGAATTCTTGTCATCATTGAGCGAGGATCAATTGAAAAAGTATTTTGCTATGCTTGGACCGGAAGAAGCGGAATACGTTCGCCGTGTCGTGCGTAATGTTGGAACACAATTGAATTTGGCAATTGCCGAATTACATGATGAGGTTGAGGACCTTGCAATAGCAGGAAGTGTCCTTGATGGTTTTACTCTTTCGGGTAAAACAAAATGATTTTGATAGCACAAACGGTTGACAATAATGCCAATCTGTGTTATCATTATAACAGTGCTGAGTGATATCAGTACATTTTTTAAACTTAGCTTATCTTCATAAAGGAATTAAAATGGCTAAACAAACTTTCAAAGTCGCTGGTATTACTACACACAATGGTAACACTAAGGTTCGTTTTACTGATGACATGGTTCGCCGTATCAAGCAGTTCACTAAGGGCGGAGCAAGTCGTATTGACTTGGTCGAGTTGCCTAGTGAAATGACTAAGGTCGAGGCTCTACAGCATCTTGCTACACTGGAGATGTTTGCATCTCCCGGTGATCAGGCAACTATCGCTGATACTCTTGCTGACAAAACAAAGGAAGCAAACAAGGGTACAGTAAAGGTTAAAGTCACAAAGACTAAGCCTAGCATTGATGCTATCAAGGCACGTGCTAAGAAGGCTACTAAAGAAGTTTCAGTAGAGCAAGTTCTAGCTGAAGCTGGTGTAGCTGCTAAATAAAAAAGAGGGGCTATATGCCCCTACTCTTAATAAAGGAATAATATATGTCAGTATTAAATACATTCGCTAATAAGTTCAACCCCCGTCGTAACTTTGATCCTTCTAAGATTGAGGATTTGCGTGAGTTGAAATATTTCAAAGAACACATGGCATGGAAAACGGCCTGCCCGTTTCATCTAGAGGATCCGTTCTTAGAGATTCCAGCAATGTGTATGTCAAAATATACTGACCATATGCTTATGAATCTGAGTAGCTTGTCTTACGAAATTATAGAGTAAGACAAATGAACAAAGCCCCGAAAGGGGCTTTTTTTTAACTTAAAATTTCAACCCACTTGTCAATCACATATTTCCAATCATAGGATTGTGCGTGATGTTGTATCTCTAAACATCTTTGACGATATTTTTCAGGGTTTGATTTATAGTAACTTAATAGTTCTACTGTCTTTTCTATAAATTCGAATTCAGGAATTGGTACGGCACATGCACCTACATCACCCACTCTGTTCCAATGACCAACTGGTGTGCTAATAACTAATTTGCCAGCAGCACCTGCTTCTAATACAGGTAATCCTGCACCCTCTTCTGTGCTAGCAACTAGTATAGCATCTACTGATTTATAAAAGCCCGGCATAGTAATGAAGGAATGATGATATGGGGCTGCTGCCTTAAGTGTCAATCCTGCTTGTTGTGCGGCTGATTCTAATAACCATGGACGTTTTATATTTTGATGAACACCTACTTGTCCGATGTTCATACAACCAACTGTCTGTAATGAATCATTTGGTTTACTATAATATGTATGAGTGTTTATTCCTAATGGAGTAACAAATGCAGGTCTAGTAATCCCTAACTGTAAACTAACATCGGCTAACCAATTACTAACGGCTCCGTACTTATGAAACTTATCAAAATCACCTCTACCGTGATAATGAATTAATTCATCCATATCTAATTTTGAATGACTAATGATTACACATTGTTCTGGAGTAAACACTTTGTAATTATATCCTAACAATCTCCATCCATGTGGAGTGGTAACAATCAAATCTGTAGTGTCAATTAACTCCTGCATCTCTGGCAAGGTGTAACTTTGATTCCAGGGAAGCAATTGACAATTGAATCCATATCCCCAAAGATACTTACATAATTCATAATGAATTGATCCATATGCCCATGTGGGCTCCATATAAAATACTATTTTTTTCATGTTAAGATTTTATTAATTTTGCCCAATGATGTATAAAGTTAGTCCAGTCATAACTTTTTGCATGTTCTTGTATAGATAAACATTTGTTTCTATACTCAGTTGGGTTCTCAATGTAATAAGTTAATATAGCCTCTGCTTGTTCTTTAAATTCATCTTCATCAAAGGGTAATGCAATTGCACCTGTATCAGTTATCTTTTCTGCAAAGTGTCCAACTTTAGTAGTTAATATCAATTTACCAGCAGCGCCACCTTCAAGCATGGGTAATCCAGCACCTTCTTTCATTGATGCTGACATTATACAATCTACTGCTGGATAGAACCCGGTCATTGTTACATAACTATTGTGATATCTATTGGCAATAACAAAATTTAAATTTAGTTTTTCTGCTACCTCTTTAATTAGATATGCACGTTTATGTAATCCAGGATGGTCATGATACTTATTTGCAATCATCACATCACGGTCATGAAATATACCAGCATACCCAATTGTTTTTAATTCATTATTAGGTGGGTTATAATATCTTTTATAATTAACACCTAGGGGTAGATAGTTTATATCTCTAGTGATACCAAGTTCTTTGCTTCTACTGATCAACCATAAACTTACTGCACCTAAATGTTTTACTTCTGCTTGATGGTGAGGTGCTATGTTAGCGGTGTAATATAGTATATCTAATTCACTATGTAACACAACTATACACTTTTCCAATGATACTCCGCGACTGTGTAAGAACGGAAGTGCTTGTGGGATAGTTACGATTAAGTCTATCTGTTTATTGTATGCTAGTAATTCTTCTGTAGTATACTTTATTGTCCAATCTAAGATAGATGCATCAATACTATATGGATATAATAGTTTTGTTAACTCAGAATGAATAGAACCAAACGCCCATTCATTCTGAATAAAAAATGCTATTCTCATTTTTCTAATAAGCCAACTATGTCATCGCTTATATGTCTAACATCATATCCAGTAGATGACAATGTATTAGTTAATTCATCTAAATCTTCTTTAGGCATGTTCACTACTTCAATCTTTACGATTGTAGGTCTAAATCCTTCATCCCATATTTGTTTAAATATGTCGTAATCATATCCTTCACAATCTATTTGTAGCAAGTCTATTTTGTTGATACTATATTTGTTTTTTAAATCTTTAAACGTTATACAGTTTACTGGTTCTTTGACCATGAAGTTTTCATATTGGTCAATCAGTAATCCATCTTTCAATGTACTGATACCATCTGCCCAATCAGGAACTTCTTTGCCAATGTATTGTAATGGGATTCTTTTTATCTCCATTGTTCCAGCCTCATTAGTGATTGCTGAATTTTCAAATTGTAGATTAGTATATCCTGCAAAGTTTTCTTTTAATCGTTCAAACTGATCTTTAACTGGTTCTACTAATAATCCAGTCCATTCTTTATGCTCTATTACATGAGGAGTTGTACCGTCATGTTTAACACCATCCATTGCACCAATGATTAAAAAGTTTGTATCAGTAGGTAGTTTACTTACAGCATTTGCTAAGAATTTGCTTGAGGGGACATATTCTCTTTCAGGGAAGACAGGCAAATCTTTCTTTAACCAATCTAAATTATCTCTCTCATGTCGTTGATACCAGCCCTTACCGGTATGTACATCCAATACCATTTGGAAGTATTCTTCATATGTCTTTGCTACTTTATCTAATGTAAAGTTTTCAGCATATGCCCTACAATTTCTAGGATCGATTCGTTCTATGTTCTCTGCTGCCCAAACAAATTGATCAAATGTTCTACACCGATATCCAGTGTATCCATGAATATTATTTTCAGCAAATGAACCCCAATCAGTTGTGATAGTAGGAGTACCGCTGAATAATAATTCCATTTGCACACCACCAAACGGCTCTACATACATAGAAGCAACAAATGCACCCTTGGCGTTACTCATTAATTCTTTGCGTTTTGCTACATCAGCGTAACCAACAAACTCTACATGAGGGGGAAATTTTAAATTGTCTG